TTCCTGTTGTCGTGGGTTCGAGTCCCATCAGCCACCCCAAGAATTCAGCAGTAAAAACAAAGGGTTACATGCTTTAAGCTTGTAGCCCTTTTGTTTTTTTGGAAGATGAATTCCAAATTTTGGAAGATGGCTGGCTTTTTCTCGCCTACCCACCACCTTTACTTGATCGAAGGAAACGGTTTGAGAAACGAGATCCCAGGGTTTTGGAAGGATGGTCCGCATGACCCATTTCCGGTAGAGGCTACGTGGAGAGAGTTCGTTCGATCAGTGGGCGGCCAAGTCATTGAAGACTTGGTTCCAGAGCCACGCAACTTCCAAAACGCAGATTTCCTGTTTAATGAACAAGGTGTCGTTGCAGAGTTGAAAGAAATCGAGACCGAATTCAGCTTATCTCCTGCTTTTGCAAACGGGTTTGATCGAATTATGCAGAGGTTGGTTGAGGAAGATCCTGACTGGCGGCCTTCACTGTTTGGCGGGAACAGTGCGACTCCAAGCTGGTTTAATGTCGAGTTAATAAGGATATTTCGCCCTGCTATTTCGCGAATATTGAAGAAAGCCAATAACCAGATTAAGGAAACGAAGGCGAAATTCAATATCAAGTCACCGACTGGCGTACTGCTTTTGGTCAATGATGGGTTCACTTCAACTAGTCCGTTCATGGTACGGGCGCTAGCGTGCGATATTCTGGCGAACTCATACTCTTCGATTGATGCATTGGTCTACTTGACTGTCAATCGCTACGTTGAGATAGCGGGTTCCGACGAACCCAAACTTCTATGGGTTCCATCATATGGCCCGAACGCTGGGGATGACTTAGTGAAGTTTATCGACACACTTGGTGGGCAATGGTTTGATTTTCTCGAGAGCAAAATTGGGCCATTTACTTCGCGCACCTCGCTAGACGACTCGAGTGTTTTATTGAATTCCCAAGTAATCGCCCATCCGGACCTGCCAAAATTAAAAAAGTAGCATTGAACGAACTATCATTTTATTCGGTCGCCCTGGCTGTCTTCGTTTTCCGCCTGTCATAGACCTGGCGCACCATGCGGTCGCTACTATGCCCAGTGGCGTTCGTGATAGTGGTGTCTCCATCTTCTACCCGGTCCGTGACAGCTGCCGGCCGCATGTCCTTCAGCGTGAACCGCGCGAACTCGATACCTTCCTTCTCGGCATTCTTCCTGGCGTGCTCCATCAGCCGGCGCAAGTTCGTGTTCCAGCCGCTGGTTGTGTAAGGCTGGCCTTCGCTGTTACCAAAAACATACAGGCTGCTGGTTCGCTGCAGGGACAGCGCTTCTTTGATCACAGCGCGCAGCTCGTCCGACCACTCGATCAGCTTGAACTTTTCGGCCCGGCCCTTCTTCCTTTTCCCGACTGGCATTTCCATACCCAGGTCCGTGATCGCCTGGCGAGTGATCTTGCGCATCTCGTCCGGACGGCTCACCGTCAGATAGGCAGCGCGTAGGCACAGCGCTGCGACCACGTACATGCCGCCGCGCTCTCGCGCCGTGCGTAGCACCAGGTCCAGCTCGGCCGGCGTCACGTAACGGGTGTCCGGCCGCGTCTTGTTGTACTTAATGTTCAGGCAGGGGTTCGTCTCGAGCACGCCTTTCCGACGCCCGAATTCCAGCACGGCGGACAGGAGCGCGATCTCCTTGTTCGCCTTGGCCGGCGCGCCCTCGGCGGCCCGGCCGTCCAGGTACTTGTAGATGTGCACCGGCTTGATGACCGAAGGCTTCACTTTGCCGAACGTGCGCAGCAAGCGCTTCGCCTCGTTGTGCTCGTTCTCGTCCAGGGTGCTGTCGGCCTTCCGTTCCTCGCTGTCCGCCGATAGGCTGCGCTGCCAGCCGAAGTAGCGCTTGAACAGCGCTTCCGTCGCGCCGCTCTCCACCGGTGCCCCGTTCAACTCGTTGGCGCGGTCGATTGCCTCCGCGCGGATCCGGGCGCAGGCGTCCTTGTCGCTGGCGGCAGATGTGAGGCGGAACGCCCAGGTTCCGTCTGGCAGCTTGTAGCCATAGCTCACCTTGAACTTGCCGATGCGCTCGTATAGGCGGAACGGCATACCGTCCGGTGATTTTCTTCTTCCGATCATTTTGCAAACATGCTGAAGTCAGGTTCGGCGGCCGCGTCAGGCGGCTCACCAGGTGCGGCCATGCCGCTCATGCGGGCGTCATGATACGCTCGGCTCACCCGTGGGAAGCCGCGCAGGTTTGGCTCGAAGGGCCAGCTGTGTCGCTCCAGGTAGCGGCGCATGCACGCGAAGCTGGTAGAGGCGCAGCCGATCAGCTCGGCCAGCTCATCGGCGGTAAGGTACGTGGTCGGCATACTTACTCCATTCCCGAGTCTGGATACCGGCGCCGTTCGATAAAAGGCCGCGCCTCGCCAGGTGCTGGCCTGATCGATTCCGGGCCGGCCGGTACGGCACCGACCAGGTGCGCACGGCGGTCGAAGCCGTCGCGGCGGTCCGGCAGCAGGCGCGCGCTGTCCTTTTTCCAGCGGCGATCTGGGCCTCGTGCTTTCATGATCCAATCCTCCTAAATTCAACCACCCACACCCAAGGGTTGGCGCCCCAGCTGCCGACACCGTTGATCTGCTCCCAAAGGTCCATGTACCAGTCGCGCGCCGCATCGGCATGCACCTGAGGGTCGTCCGAGACTTCAGGGCGGCGCGGCCAGCCCTCGGCCGCTGCATCGGCCTCGCTGATGTCTCGTAGCCGCTCGACGCGCACCGACACGATCTCCAGCAGGATGCGGCTGTCCTTCCTGAACATGTGGATCGACGGCTTCCACGTGATTTCATCGGGCGGCGGCAGGTTCGAGAAGCCAGCTGCGCACGCCGGATAATCGGCCCGGTAAAAAGTTGGGCCCGGGTCGAGTGTCGTCGGCTGCGCCCAGGTCTCCCGTACCCACAGGCGGTCTCCAGGCATGCCGTAGGGGCAGCGGCAAGGCGTCCGCGATTCTTCGACTTCGTGACCTGGGCCCGCGCCGTGCAGCGCCGAGTAGACGAATGGCGATTCGCCCTCGTTGCCTTCCTCGATCGAGCAGGATGCCCACGGTTGCCGCTTCAATGCGCGCCGGGTCTGTGTCTTCGTGCCGGCCAGCAGCGCGCGCACCATCGGTGCGCTGAACAGGATTCCGCGTTCTTTCATACGGCACCGCCTTCCATCACAACCAGAGGCTTGGCTATTTGAGCATCGATGGCCTGGTCGACCGTCTCGGGGGCAAAGCGCACATCCTTGAAGGCCTGGCCCACCGAGAGGTAAAACGCGCAGATTCCTGGCTCGCTCTTGTCCCGCAGCCAGCGATACCGGGCGGCGTCCTGCGACATCCGGCGAAACTGCTCGAGCACGCTGACGCTACCCCCATCCGGTGGGTCCATGTAGGTCACGCCCGGCAGCAGCGCGACGAACTCGGCCGGTACCGTGTCCGAATCCGTATGGCCGATCAGCAGCTTCTCGACCACCAGACCGGCCGCGTCCAGGGAGCCGCAGACCGCCAGCGGGTGGTTCTCTGCAGGGTCGGTCGACCGGATCTCGAAGCCGCAGGCGCCGAATAGCGCGGCCACGTCTTCTGGCAGGGTCATCAGCGCATCAGTGCGAGGTAACGCTACGATCATAGGGACCCTTCCTTTTCTTTAAGAAATAGTATTTCTGGTAATATTTTGCGGAACAAACAACAGGAAACCGCATGGACATCCTTCAATTCATTTCGAGCATGACGAGTGCCGTGGCCTGGCCGGCAGTTACAACGGCGATCGTTTTTACTTTTCGAAAAGAGATCCGAAAACGCATTGCTGATATATCGAAAATGAATTTGCCCGGCGGCTTCTCGGCAGAATTCAAGCGCGAGCTGGACACCGTAGAAGCGCGAATTATCGAAGGTTCTACGTCGTTGCCTGCCGCCTTGCAAACGGCTACCGAAAGCACCATCGGGCATCCCGACCAGGGCAGGCACCCGCCTGCCGCGGAGCAAGCGACGTTGGATGAAAAATTTACTGCAGCCGCGCTTTCTGATGAAACGACGGTATTCGATCCCGCGGCTCCGCATACCCCCCATTTCATAGTTATCAACGCATGGGAGCAGCTCGAGATGGCAATTCGCCAGTTCGTCGTAAAAGCGAACTTGAACCATCGAGCCGACGGAATCAACATTCGCGGCCTGATCCGGTCCCTGCAGACCAGTGGACAGATCGACCAGGCTGAAGCGGACAACCTCATGAGCATGCACCACCTGCGTCTCCAGGCTAAGTTCCCCGTACGAATAGATGACGTTGAGGCACTCAGGTTTTCGGAGCTCGCAAAGCTGCTGACGGCACGATTCCTGCGACGTGCTGAAGATCGCGCTCACGCCCCCTCCTGAATGGTACCGGGGCTTTTCATCGAACGAATCACGCCGGCAATTTCACTTTCGTCAAGCAGCCAACCTTTCTCGGCATACCACGCTGCGACCTCCTCAAGCACGTGGTTACGCAGCTCCGGCACCGAGTTCGCTAGCTGCGCCGGCGTGCCGATCACGATCACCTGGTCGCCGCCCGGGATCAGGATCACGTTCGCCGCCGTTTTCGTGCACTGCTGCAGGCCCACGGCCGCGGCGATCAGGCGTAGCTTGATGTGCTCGCAGGTAGTGTCGATTTTTTGCTCCATGTCTCTTGTCCTTTTGGTTTATAGCTTCGTTCCCGAAACCATTAGGGCCTCGAGCGATTTACCACCCTGAACCCACTCAGTGACCCATCGCGGTGGCTTGCCACGGCCGGTCCAGGCCTGGTGTTCATTCGTCGGATTGCGATAGAGGACTTCCGGCCGGCCGCCTTTCACAATCAGTAGGTCGACCGGCTGCGACGCTGTCATCGGCGAAGCATCGAACAGCGACAGCTGGCTCACAACGCATCTCCCGGCGCCGACGGCAGGTGCGTCCAGTGCGTTACCCGTTCGCCGGTGATCGGCATCGCGTCGACGTAGCGCCAGATGTCGCCGTCGCGGTAGCCCGGCCACACATCGTCATCGTTCAGCGCGAGCAGCACCAGGATCGAGTCGTCCGGCAGCTTCGTCGCTGCGTCAATCCAAGAAACCGCGCTCATGCTGCCGCTCCCATCTGCGCTGGCCCGAACAGCGCCTCATCCATCCAGTGGCGGAACATGCCGACCTGACGCGCCGGCGTGATCCAGGCACGGCGCGGATTGTCGTCCGGCACGTCCACTTCCTGACCCGGTTTCGCGCGGCCGGCAGCCCAGAGCTCACGGCGACCGCCATCGAAACGCCCGGTCTGGTGCGCGTCGCCGACCTCTTGCATAAACCGCATGTAGCCGTAGACCGTGTTCCACGGTATGTCCAGCTCGGCGGCCATGCCGATCACGGTGCGCGGGGTCACCGCCAGCATTTCGGTTATCCGCTCGATGGCGATGTCGCGGCGCGCTACCTTCTCGGCGTTCGACAGATTGGTGGGGCTCTTGCGTTGGTGGACTGCGCGCTTGCGGGTCATGGCTGTGCTCCTTCGGATTCGGTCGCCAGGCAGGCGCCCGGCTGGTACTTGGTGCACGTGCGCGCCTCTTCGCCGCGGCGGTTCGACAACGGCAGGCACGGCAGGCGCAGCAGCATGCGGAAGGCGCCACCGCCGGCCAGGCCCATGTAGCTGACGCCCTGGGCGCACTGGTCCTCGCCGACGTGGGTGAAGTGGACGCACGTCATGGTCAGGCTGCCCGGCGCATGTTGTCCGGGAACAGGTCGTCGGCCGTCTTCGCCTCCGGCGGCGTCAGCTTCAGCTCGATGTCGCGCTGGATGAACTCGCACAGCTTGCCGACGTCGTCGGCTTCCGGGTGCGCGGTGATGCGGAAGGTGATAGCCACCGAACCGCCGTTCATGGCCTCGATGGTGAAGTGGTCGACCTTCACGTCGTGCAGCACGATGTTGCTTTCGCCGCCCAGGCCGTAGTCCACCTCCGCGGTGTAGCCAGTGCATTCCCAGTCCCACTTGATAGCGCCCATCTTCGGGTAGCGCAGGACGGTCAGGCCGTCGCCTTCGGTCACCTGGTCGACCAGGTCGGGGTTCTCGTCCTTCTTGAAGAGGTGCTGGCGCAGCTCATGGTGGAAGTGGATCAGCGCGCTGCTCGGGCACGTGGCCTCGATCTTGAGGTCGAGCGCCGGCTTCGTGTCCTCGCCGTGCTTCTCCGCACGGGGGTTCAGGTTGGCGAGTTTGACGGTCTGGGAAAGGTCGAACATTGGTTACATCTCCTGGTCCTGGTTGTGGTTGGTGGGGTGCTGCTGGTGTTTCAGGTAGGCGCGCCGGATCCGCTCATCCCAGCGCGCCTGCGCGGCCGGGTCGCGGTCCAGCTGAGCGCGGGTGTCGATCTCGCAGACTTCCTTCACCCGGCGCGCTGCGGCTGCTTCATCGTGGACGCCGAGGAACTGCTGGAAGTCCTGCTCCTTGCAGCGCAGGACGGTCCAGAGGCGCGGCGTCTGGCCGGCCATGTCAAGCGGCCTTCGCCTGGGCCACGGCGACGAGGTGACGTTGCAGCGCGGCGCAGATGCGCACGAAGTCCGATTCGCGGTACAGCTTGGCCGACTTGTCGGTGGCGACGTGGGAAAAACCCAGGCGCGCCAGGCCTTCGGCCGTCAGCATGATCGGCGCCAGGCGCTCGTTGAGCTGGCCCAGGCGCACCGTCGCATCGTCCGTCGGCGCGCGCGCGGCTGCGATCGGCGTCACGGCCGCGCCCAGAGCGGTCAATGCAGACGGCACTTCCAGGAAGTCTGGGTCGTCGTTCGGTGTCTCAGCCGCCGGTTGCGGCGCTGGCACGGCGCTGGCCTGCTGCACGGCGCGCGCGGCTGCTTCCTCACGGGCCCGGGCCTCCGCTTCCGCGCGCTGGCGGTTCGCTTCCTGCTCCTGGCGCGCGCGCTCGGCCTTTTCGGCCTCATGCCGCTGGTGGTTCTCGATGCGAGTGCGCACGGCCAGCTGGAAATCTTCGTCGGCCTTCTGGATGACGCTCTGCAGGTCGGCGAACAGGAATTCGAAACCTTTCGCGTGCTCGCGGTACCAGCTCAGGCGCCCGCGCACGGCCTGGGCGATCGCGTCAACGGCGATCTTCGCGCTGGCCAGCTCGGTGTCGACCGCATCTTGCAGGGTGGCCAGCGTGCGCTTGTTCTTCATGGCGCCGGCAAAGTCGCGGGCTTGGAACACCAGGCGCAGCGGCGCGATTTCTTGCTCGAGCGCGGCAACGTGTTCCTGGAACGCCAGCTTCACCTGGTTCAAGATGCTTGCCTTGATCAGTTCCTTCTTGTCCTTCACGGTGCGCTGCAGGGTCAGCCGCTTAGCGCGCAGCTGTTCGCTGATATGGTCGATCGTGCGCATCAGCTCAGCGATGTCGACGGTCTGCTCGAGCGCGGCGCGCTTCGCCTGCTCGAGGTCGCCTTCGGCCTTCTCGCAGAACTTGACCGTGGCTTCGGCATTGGCGAAGTCCTCGTCGGTGACCAGGTCGGTCTTGATGTTTGCGATGAAGCGCTCGGCTCGGGCCTGGAACGCCGGTAGGTTGCTGGTGGCCACCTCGCCGCGGATCTGGATCACGAGCGCCGGCAGCGACATGATCGGATCGGCCTCAGGCTTTGCCGCGTACTCAGTAGGCACGTAGGTGCTCAGGTCCTTCTGGAACTGCGCCCAGCCCGCGATGATCTCGGTGCGCAGTGCTTCGCTCGGCTCGTACCAGAAGTGCCGCTCGTCGACCAGCTGGTCGTTGTTGTCCCATTTCGTGGCCAGGAACAGGCAACGCTCGGCGCCGGACACCAGCAGCTGCTGCTCCATCTGCACGCGGTAGTGCAGGCCCAGCTGGTCGGCCGACTCGCACGCACGGATTTCGTCGTTTAGGGTCTTGTGTTCCCACACAACGTCGCCGGCCATGGTGATGCCGTCGAAGGAAGCCGAGAACTCGCCCAGCGAGCCGGTCACCGGGTACAGGTCTTCGCCGACCAGGATCTCGGCCCGCGGCCGTGCCAGCGCTTCGAAGCGATGACCGTCATCGAAGCGAGCCTGAGTGCCGGCGTCCACTTCCGGCGCCATGCCGGTGTGACGCTCCTGCAGCAGGTCATTGCGGCTCTTGTACGGCGAGCAGCCCATCATGGCGGGGGCATCGCTGGCGTTGAAGTGCGCCGCGCGGTACGCATGCCAGGCCGGGGTGCCTTGCTTGAGGGTGTGCACTTGCATGGTGGTCTCCTTATTCGGCTTCGTGCGACCAGCTGTCGATCGTGAGCTTCTGCTCTTCGGTCAGCACGGCGCGGGTTTCGATGAACGCGGTCAGTTCCGCTGGGGTTTTCTTCTTGTCCAGGATCTGCTTGCGCCAAGTAGGCGTGTTCTTCGTGAACTCCTCATCGGTGCAGACCGGCAGGCTGCCGCCGCCTTGGGTGGTGGTGCTCGATCCGGTGGTAGCGCCACGCACTTCGCCAGTGTCCTGGTCGGTACCGCCCTGATCGTCGTCGCGGTCGTCGATCACCACCATGTCGCTGTCGATGGTGAATGGCTTGTTGGCGTCCACCGCGGTGGCCACGTCGACGGCGCGCTGTACCTCGATCGACTTCGGCATGTACTTGAGCACCTGGAGCAGCACCACCTTGCGGGCGTACATCTCCATGTTCTGGCCGTTCTTCTCGAGGGCGTAGTGCCGGCCGCCGACCTTGTTGAACTTGTTCAGGTGCTTCACCACGCGGTCCATGGTCCAGACCTCGATAACCGGGAACTGGCTGCCGTTCACGCGGCCCACGGCGTAGACGTGCGTAATGTCCTTCCAGGTGTCGCCGCCGTCGCCCGGGCGGTGTTTGATGTAGGGCATGTCGCCAAGCGCCCAATCGAAGTCGTCACCGCGGTACACGGCGCCGGTCCAGACGGTAGCGCGACCGGCGCGCGACACCAGGTCGACCAGTCCCTGCCAGCCGGGTACGAAGGTGGCTTTGCCGCCGTACGGCACCAGGTAGCCCTGGCCGCCGACGCCGATCTCCAGGCCCAGCTGTGCGGCCACGACCACCGAGCCGAAGATGCTGTGAAGGTCGCACTTCTGCAGTGCCGCGTTCTGGCTGAAGGCGGTCATGGTCAGGCGGACCATACGATCGGGGCTGATGTGCTTCGGCAGCGCGTTGGCGATCTGGCTCTTGTACTTGTCCAAAAACGTGCTCAGGCTCTTGGCCGGGCTGACTGCGACTTGGTTGCTGCTCATGGGGTCTGCTTCCTCTCTTTTAGAAACCGAAAACGTAGGTGCGCACGGCGCGGGTGATCGCCTTGCCCGGGCGGAAGCCGGCGCGCAGCGAGAGCTGGTACTGGGTGCGGATGTGGCGGAGCATGGTCATTCCTCAGTGGTGGTGATGGGTTACCAGTTGCGGATCTGCTTGAGCCGGGCGGCCAGCACGACCTCGCGCTTGCGCTCGTTCAGCTCGAGGCCGACCAGATCGGTGCGCATGCTCATCAGCCGGTGGGCCTCGGCGGCGCTGGCGCGCAGCGCGCGATCGGTCAGCCAGAGGGCGGCCGGCTTGGCGATCTTGCGCGCCAGCTGGCGGGCGATGCGGGCGGCGGCGATCATGCGGCGCTCCCGGTGGCTTTGGCGATGGCGCGGCGCAGGCGCGTCGTACGGCAGTTGTCCCGGCCGCATTCGCAGTGCAGGCCCAACTCGGTCAACGCCTCGTCGAAGTCGTGGGCCGTTGCCAGCAACTCGGGCGCCGCTGCGATCAGGTGCGCGTTTGCCTCTTCCGTCTCGGTCGCGCCTTCGATGGTGCAGGCGCTGACCATATGGCCGTCCGCATCGACCACCTGCGCGCCACATGCTTCGAGTGCGCCGTCTTTGTCATGCGACGCCCAATCCTTCACGGACCACGGCCCGGGGCTGTGCTTCAGTTCCATCCTGCTGCTCCTCGTTCTGGCCGGCGCCGCCGGCGGTTGGGTTATTGGTTCTGGGCGGCCAGCTCGGCCAACTGCTGAACGACCACCTGGTGGATCGCCGGACCGGTGTTCGGCACCGGGAACTTGTCGCCGAACTCGCGTTTCCACTCGGCGGCGCGCCGGCGCTGTTCGCGGATGAACAGGCGCGCGTAGAGCTCACACGCCTGCTCTTCGGCGCGGTCCTGCCTGTCGGCGCGGAGGTCGGTGAGGTCGAAATTCAGGCGGTCCATGGTCAGAACCCCAGGGCGTACAGCGCGCCGAAGACGAAGCCGGCAGCGCACACCAGCATCAGGCCAGTGGCGATGCGGTCGTAGGTTTTGATCGGGGACTTCTCGGCTTTCATCGTGCTCTCCAGGTGCTGCCCAGCGGTGCTGAGTTCGGTTGCGTTGGATCACATTATTAGCTTTGCTCTTTATCGTGTCAAGAGCAATGCTTATATTTATTGTTGGGTGCTCTTATTTCTGGCTTGGCGCAGACGTAAAAAAACCCGCTCGCAGCGGGTTTCTCGGCTAAGGCTGAGTTTTACTTCTTAGGTCGAAGTGCAAGAATGTACGGCTCACACCCACCAAGGTTTCCATCGTACTGGCCGCCCTGGATGATGTTTTTCGCGTCGACTTCTAAAGTGATGTGGCACTGGAAATTCAACAGCATTGGTGCGCTCGAGGTTGTCGTTGCGCCATACGTCCCGATCTGAGAGCCCGCTTGTGCATACCCGGTCGTCGTGGAAGTAACAGGCATACTGCCGATTGCCGTGCTGGAGCGTCCCCACTCCACTAAACGCATACCGGCAACCTGGCGCTCAGAACTTGGGTATCCGATCTTTGCTACCGCAACACTCAAAGGCTGGCCCTGGAGGTTTCGTAACCCCTCGTCCATCTGACCGAAAGTAACGCACCCGGTCAACACAGCCGCGCCGGCCAAGCCCGCTATCATTCTGCTTTTCATTACTCGTCCTTTCCGGCATTTCAAAATACCGTTGTCATTAAAACGGCAGTTCTGACTCTGCAAATACAGCCTCAGTCCACTCAATCTCACCCAGAGCCAGCAGCTCAAGCAGATAGGGGACCGCATCAAACTCGGCAACCGCCCGAGCGTTGTTCCAGGCGGTATCATCTCGAGCAACTAGCATCACAGGCAACTGGAACCGCGGCTGCAGGTCAGCGATTAGCGGCCCAGCCACATCCCACACCAGCTGCCGGCGCTCCACCAGTACAACCGCCATGCGCACACCGCGCAGGCGTTGAATCGAATGCAACATTAAAAGTGTTCCGTTTCTCTCTTCACTACCCGACCGATGATCTGGCTTGTATCACCTTCGAACGACTGCCTGTAATACTTCCGCTGGTCGGCATTGTCCGACACCAGCCACCACCGGCCAGCATCTCGAGCCAAGCGCTTAATTGCCGGCTCGCCCTCATAGTTGACCGCGTATACGGCGCCGGCCACGGGTTTCGTATCGGCCGTATTGATGATGACGAGATCCCCTTCGTAGAACGTCGGCTCCATGCTCTCACCGCGCACCGTGATGGCGATGAGTTTGTCGCGGTGGTACCCATGTCTATGAATCCAGTCTGTTGGGACCGTGGTCGAACTGCCGTCATATGGCTCGGGCTCCACCTCGAAACCGCTGAGGCCGGCAGTTAGGCGCAAACGTACCTTCGGAATTACCGTCAGGCGCGGGTCTTCCTGATCCGCCCCTTCCACGCGCATATAGCTGCCTGGCCGAAGGCCCAGAAGGCCCACAACGGTTTCGCCTCTCTCGAGGACTTTCATCAGCCTTGGGCTGATGACTTCGGGCTGTGCGTCGATCACCTTGCATATCGCCAACAGAGCTTGGAGATTGAGAGGGATCACCCCTCGAAGGTATTGGCTCACGGCGCCTTGGGTTCCGAGGCCAGCCTCGGCAGCAAGCCACGTTTGAGTGGCGCCGTCATTGGCAGCGCGATAGCTCTCCCAAGCCGCTTTCAGGCGTTCCGCTTCCCCTAGTTCTTCAGCTGTTAAGTCCCGTCGTTTCATTTGGACATTTTATTAGTACTACTTTTTTTCGGCCAAAGATCTTGAAAAGCACTGCTCTTACTGTAGAATTCGCGGAAAAGTAGCATTGCTCTTAATCTTAGGAACCCCCATGCATCTCGACGAATACCTGAAGGAAGTCAGCCAGAGCCAGAGCGAATTTGGCGGCCAGCTGCAGCCCCCTGCCTCTCAAGGTCTGGTCAGTCAGTGGATCCGCGGCATCACTCGCGTAACGCTCGACTATGCCCTCCAGATCGAGCGCGCTACAGGCGGTCGCGTGGCGCCACAAGACTGCGCCGATATGTATGCAGAGTCGCCTTCCCGCCGCAGCGCTCCTGCGCATGTGGCATCCCAGCCGCAGTAACCCCTGCGGTTTTTTCATGTCCAAAAAGTTGCACTTGGGCAGTTTCCCAGTACCACCCCGAAGTCCTGAACCGCCGCACCACTAGGAGAAAACGATGAGCACCACCACCCCGAACCTGAAGCGCGAGAACACGTTGAAGGTGCCCCTGAACGACGTCGAGCAGGACCAGCTGCGTAAGTTCTGCCCGGGCCAGGTCGCCCCGTTTGTACGCGACCTGGTCTTCGCCCACATCCGCAACGTGGCGAATCGTACAGGCCCGAAGCGCCGAAGCGAATGGCCACGCCAGGGCCATGTTCATGGCCAGCAGCGCTTCCCGAGCAGGGCAGCTGTGGCAGGCGGTTTCGGCCGCCGCCATCTTTAAAGGCGATTTCAAACTGCGTTCCCTTGCCTGGGCCGCACACGATTAGAACGGAAAGATCACATGCACGACCAAGAGAACCGGAAGGCGACGCCGGAAAAAAAGATCGCCGACCAGGCTAGGACCTGGAGGACGTTTGACCAGGCCGCAATCGCCGACAAGAGCGACGCGCAGAAGCAGCGCGAGGAATACCGCGCGCGCCAGCACTTGCGCCGCGTGATCGATGACGCGGGGGTTCGTTGATGGATCTTTCTATCCGCCTCATCACCCCCGAGATCATGCGCGAGCTCGGCGCCGACGCGTTCGATCGCGGCCTGGGCGTCGACGACCACGGCATGAACCCTTGGGCGCCGGCCCGCAAGGACTGGCAGTACGGCTGGCATCAGCGCCGTATCGAGCGTTCCCGCAAGACCGGGAGCACGGCCCAGCAGCTGGCGGAGGTTTGCCCGCCATGACGAAGCAAACCGCTACCTCCACCCAGCGCGCGCTTCTCACCACTGAAGCGCGCCGCGCCGCGCGCGCAACCCGTACGGCCGCCGTCGTCCTGCTGCAGATGAACCTACGCAGCCGCGGAGGGCGCCGGCCATGAATTACTTCGAACTCCACATCGGCGACTATGCCGAGGCCACGGCCCACCTGACGTTTGTCGAGGACGCGGCGTATATCCGCATGCTCCGCAAGTACTACTCGACCGAGAAGCCGCTGCCCGCCGACCTGAAGGCAGTGCAGCGCCTGATCCTCGCACGCACGAAGGAAGAGCGCGAGGCGGTCGAGACGGTGCTGAACGAGTTCTTCACCCTGCAGGAAGACGGCTGGCACAACAGCCGCTGCGACGCCGAGCTGGCCCGCTTCAAGGACGGCGAGCCCGAGCGCGAGGTGAAGAAAAAGAACGAGGAGAACCGTCTGAAACGGCACCGCGAGGAGCGTGCCAAGCTGTTTGCCCAGATCACGGCCGCCGGCCTGCACGCACCCTGGAACATCGGTATGGCTGAGTTGCGGGCCATGGTTGAGGCGTTGCCTGCCACGGCACCTGAAACACCTAATCCGCCGTTACCTGCAACGGCACCTGCAACGCCTGCTACGGCTACCCAGACACCAGACACCAATACCCAGACACCAGAGTTAACACCTAAGGCCGACGACGACTCTACGGACGGTGGTTACGCGAGCCCGCCATTGGCGTCGTTGCCACCCGAGGAAGCCCCGGCAGTGGATACCGGCCCCGCCATCGCCATGGCTGTCGCACTTCGCAAACTCGGCGTCGACGCGACGTTCACGCACCCTGCGGTGCTGGACTGGGCCGAGCGGCAGATCGCACCCGAGGTGATGGACGCCGCCGTCGACTTGGCTCGCGAACAAAAGGGGCCGACGGCGAAGATCCCGGCGAACTACCTGGTTCCGATCGTCGAAAAGCTCCTGAACCCGCCACCAGCTGCGCCGATTCGCTCAGCCCCGGCAGGCCGCCCCGAAAAGTTCAACCCCACCGCCCACGTCAACCGCAACCGGAAAACGTCATGAACGACCTCGCTGAAATCCAGGCGCTGCCGTCTTCGCCCAGCACGCGCCCTTACTCGCAGTGGTTCGAGCCTTTCGAGAACCTTGGTATCTCGCTCATCGACCACCTCTACAACCGCCTGGACGGCGCCTACCCGCACAAGTGGCGCAGCAACTTCCCAGACGAGCAGGCCATCGACAACTGGGCGGAAAGCTGGGTCGAGGCCTTCGAGGAGGAAGGCATCACGCCTCAGGATGTGAAGGTCGGCCTTCGCGAATGCCGCCGCCGCTACGGCTGGCCGCCGAGCGTTGCCGAATTCATCCAAGCCTGCCGGCCGACCCTGGACCCGATGAAGGCGTACTACGAGGCCGTGGCCGGACTCGAAGCGCGCGGCAAGAGCGAGTTCGGAACTTGGTCGCATCCGGCCATCTTCTGGGCCGCGTGGTCGATGCGCAAGGAACTGCGCGAACAGACTTTCAGCGCCGTTCGTCCTCGCTGGGAAACCGTGCTGCGGCAGCAGCTGGACAAGGACAACCTTGACCCTATTCCCGAACCCGTGTTCGAACTGACCGCTCCAGGCCAGTCGCTGACCACCTGCGAAAAAGCGAAAGCCCTCATCGGCAACCTGGTCGGCAACGTGATTAACCGCCAGCTACCGGCTGACCGTTTGCGCTGGGCGCGCCAGATCCTCGATCGCGCCGCCGCTGGCGAGAAGCTGACGCCGACAACCGTGCAGATGGCGCGCGATGCGCTCGCTGCCGAAGCATGACCCACCAGCCCTGCGTCGCCTGCTTCGAGTTCGACTGCGCTGCGCATTACTGCCGCGGCCACGAGCGGCCAGAGCAACCGGACAGCCAGCCGTGCCCACTGTTTCTGGAGCGCGGGTCGAGCGCGGCAAGGCTGGCGGGGCGAAACAGAACCGAAGTACTGGCGGATCTGCGCCGGCGCTATCCCGAAAACACCAGTTCGCGCGTGAGCGCAGCAATCGCAGCACCAACCTGAAAGGCAAGACCATGGACGACCAAGAAATCGAGCAGCAGATCCAGACCAAGGGCAAGACCGCGCCGCGGGTCACCCCGAGCGACATCGAGGCGAACATCGCCAGCGCGCACTACTTCACCGCCAAGGACGGCGTGATCGGTGACCTGTTCGCCGCGGGCCTCATCGATGACCCGGACGGACACGACCTGGCGCAGTCGCTCGGCCTGCTGACGTTCTGCGTGCTCACCCTGCGCAACGGCTTCACCGTCACCGGCGAGAGCGCCTGCGCCAGCCCGGAGAACTTCGACGCCGAGATCGGCCGCAACATCGCGCGCCAAAACGCCGTGCAGAAGATCTGGCCACTGATGGGCTACCAGCTGCGCGATGAGCTGCACCGCCAGGCCACGAACGAACAGCTGTGGCAGAAAGCGCACGACGATCCGCGCGTTTCGAAAGCTTAAAAGCCAATCCGCCCGCGAGCCGGGCGGCAACAACAACCACAAGGGAGAACCTGAACGATGAACATCCTCGCCATCGACATCGGCACAACCACCGGCTGGGCGCGCAGCTCGCGCGACGGCTCAATCGCCAGCGGCAGCGAGAACTTCTCCGTGCGGCGCATGGAAATGGCCGGCCAGCGCTGGCTGAAGTTCCGCGCCTTCCTGGCCGAGCAGCGCCTTCAGGCCGGCGAGATCCATGCGGTCTACTACGAGGACGTGAAGAACCACGCCGGCACACTCGCAGCGCACATCTACGGCGGCTTCCTGGCGTGCCTGGAGATGTGGTGCGCGGCGAACAACGTGCCGCTGCGCCCGGTGGGCGTCGGCCAGGTCAAGAAGCACTGGACCGGCGCCGGCAACGCCGACAAGCTGGCCATGGTCGAGGCCGCACGCGCCAAGGGCTTCCGCCCAAAGGACAACAACGAGGCCGACGCGCTGGCGATCCTGTCGCTGGCCCGCGTGCGCGAGCAGCTTCCGGAGGCCGCGTGATCACCACAGCCGTCGTCGTCTGGCTGGTCGCGTCGCCTGTCGTCGGTGCGCTCGCCGGTCGATTTATCAGCGCCGGTATGGTTGAGGAATAGCAGGACAGGCAGATTTTGCGCGCGCCGCAATTATCTGCCAATATTTCTGCGGATTACGCAAATAACTCACACTATTTCCTGTTCGCAAGCGGTAAAATTTCCCAATTCCAATGACTAGGGGAATTTTCCGATGGGCTCCAGAATCCCGCTTCAGGTCGAAGAAATCGACCAGGTCGTACCGACCACCAGCCGCAAGGTGTTCATTGCGGTCGACGAAAACGGGTTGCGCATCGGCGAAACCCATCCCAACGCAAAGCTGACCGATGCCCAGGTCGACTTGATGCGCGACCTCCGCGAAGTGAATGGTTGGACCTACGACCAGCTGGCCGAGCACTTCGGCGTTCCGTACATCACCGTCCAGAAGATCTGCACTTACCAGCGCCGCGCTTCGACGATCGCGCGCTGGAAAGTCTTGCTGCTGCATTTTCCGATTTCCCTTTCCAACACCGCGGAGGATCCACGATGAACGCCCAGCCCTTGAACGCCCCGACCACCCAGCCGGAACAGGTCGCCCTGACGCCCGAGCAGCAGAAGGCCCAGGACGTGATCGACCGCGGCGACTACCAGAGCATGCTGCGCAACTGCCTGCCGACGCTCCGCGCCGAGGTGCTGGCCGCCGAGTTCATGCTGTCCGAGCTGACGAAGTCCCGCGACGTGCAGCTGCGGAAGAAGAAGTTCATGAAGGCGGCCGGCAAGATCACCGGCGGATTGCCCCCGATGACGGAAACCGCGCTGCGCGTGGTCGCCAACTCGGCCCGGGCCTGATCCGCGCAGCTGTGTGCCCCTATGCCTATCACCGCGAAAAAGCAGCGATTCGTCGATGAGTACCTGGTTGACCTGAACGCAACCAAGGCTGCGATCCGTGCCGGCTACAGCGCCAAGACGGCACATTCGCAGGGCCCCCGTTTGTTGGAAGATGTTGACGTTGCGAAACTTGTGTCAAAAGCCATGGAAGAACGCTCCAAGGCGACACAAATCACCGCCGAGCGGGTGCTGCGGGAAGTCGGGCGCGTTGCCTTCTTCGACCCGCGGCGCCTGCTCAACGCCGATGGCTCCCCGAAGCCGATCAACGAGCTGGACGACGATACCGCCGCCGTGCTGGCCGGGATGGACATCTCCGAGGAATACATCGGCACCGGCGAAGACCGCCGCTTCGTTGGCTACACGAAGAAGGTCAAGCTGGCCGACAAGGTCGGCGCCCTGACGCTGGCCATGCGCCACCTTGGCATGCTGACCGACAAGCTGGAAGTGAAGGACGTCACAACCCGCGCCGACCGGCTGCGCCTGGCGCGCGAACGGAAAGCGAAGGCATGACCGAGGCGGACCTCGAGGAATCCCTGATCGAAGATATGGCCGAGCTGTCGAATGACCCGCTCGGCTATTGCCATTACGCCTACGACTGGGGCCAGGGCGAACTGGCCGGCTACACCGGGCCGCGCGCCTGGCAGGTCGACATCCTCTCGACGATCCGCGACCACCTACAGGGGCCGAACCGCTTCCAGCCGCTGCGCATCGCCGTCGCGGCCGGCCACGGTATCGGCAAGTCCGCGCTGATCGGCATGCTCACCGGCTGGGGGATGGACACTTGCGAGGATTGCCGCATCGTGGTGACCGCCAACACCGAGGGCCAGCTGCGCACGAAGACCTGGCCGGAAATCTCGAAGTGGCGGCGCCTGACCATCACCGAGCACTGGTGGAACGTGCCGGCCATGTCGATCTACTCGAACGAGCCCGGGCGCGAGAAGAGCTGGCGCGCGGACGCCACGCCCTGGAGCGAGCACAACACCGAGGCGTTCGCCGGCCTGCACAACAAGGGCAAGCGCATCATCGTGATCTACGACGAGGCCTCGAAGATCGCCGACAAGGTCTGGGAAGTCACGGACGGCGCACTGACCGACGAGGACACCGAGATCATCTGGATCGCCTTCGGGAATCCGACGCAGTCCACTGGCCGTTTCCGCGAATGCTTCCGTCGGTACCGCCACCTCTGGGTGACACGCCACATCGACAGCCGCACCGTCGAGGGCACGAACAAGCAGTACCTGGACGAATTCGTCGCCACCCACGGCGAGGATAGCGACATCGTGAAGGTGCGCGTGCGCGGCCTGTTCCCGTCCCAGTCGGCGAAGCAGTTCATCAGTTCCACCGACGTCGACGCGGCGCGCACGCGGATCCTGCGCCCCGAGCAGTACGACTTCGCCCCGAAGATCCTCACCTGCGACCCGGCCTGGGACGGCGACGACATGCTGGAAATCGGCCTGCGCCAGGGCCTGCACTTCCAGATCCTCCGGACGATCCCGAAGAACGACAACGACGTCCACATCGCAAACATCCTGGCCAACCTGGAAGACCAGCACCAGGCCGATGCCGTGTTCATCGACAACGGCTTCGGTACCGGCATCATCAGCGCCGGCCGCACAATGGGGCGCACCTGGATCGGCGTCTGGTTCAGCGGCGAGTCGTCCGACCCGGGCTGCCTGAACAAGCGCGCCGAGATGTGGAAAGGCGCCCGCGACTGGCTGAAGGAGGGCGGCGCGATCGACAAGAACGACCAGGTGCTGGCCGACGACCTCACCGGGCCCGAGACGGTGCCGCGCCTGGACGGCAAGATCCAGCTGGAGTCGAAGAAGGACATGAAGGCGCGCGGGCTACCGTCACCAGGCCGCGGCGATGCGCTGGCCCTGTCGTTCGCCTACCCGGTGGCGAAGAAGTCGCCGCTCGAGCGCATGGGCCTGGGCGGCGGCCGCCAGAAAGACCACGATCCCTACGCCAACATCTGAGCAGGGCCGCGCTACAATTGCTGCTCGACACGAACATGGAGCCGCAGAGATGAACCTGGACGATAGCTACGAGGTGGACGAATTGCCGGCGCCGCCGCGCAAGAGCATCCCCGAAGCCGACCGCCAGCTGCTCGAGCTGGCCGCGCGCGCTCTCGGCGCTACCTTCGAGGAGGTCGACGGCGAAGGCTACGGGAACTTGCACTTCGACGATGGTAGGGTCGTCAACGCCTGGAATCCCCTGCAGTTCAGCGGCGACACGTTCGAACTGGCGGTGCACTTCAACATGCTCAACAAGCACGGCGCCTTCCAATACACATTGGCCGTCGAGCAGAGCCGCGGAGGTGATCCCATGGTGGCTGCCAAGCGAGCGGTCGTGATTACCGCTGCCGGGGTTGGAAAGGCCAAGCTGTAGCACTCTCCCAAGATCCACACTGACGCCGGCTTCGCGCCGGCTTTTTTACGCCCGCGCCGGTATACGTACCCGTTTCACCCCCTCATACGATGCTCGTCCATAGGAGGGGACCATGCTCACCATTCGCGAAATCCAAGCCGCCGAGCATATCGGCAAGGTCCAGCGCCTGCTGGCCGAGAACTGGGCCGAAACTGGCTTCGACTTCGACCTGTGTCCGGACGGCGAGATGATGCGCCGGCTGCAGGAGGCTGACCTGCTGTTCGTCCTGGGCGCTTTCGACGACGGCGAACTGGTCGGCTATTCGTCGGCGCTGATCTCCCCCCACACCTATAACCCCTCGATCGTCTGCTGCAACAGCGATGCGCTGTTCGTGCGTCGCGAATGGCGCCCGCGCGGCGTCGGCGCCCGGCTCATCCTGGAAACCGAGCGCGTGGCGAAGGAGAAAGGCGCGTCCCGCATGCTCTGGCATACCCGCGCCGGCACGCCACTGGCCGCAGCCCTCGAGCGCAGGGGTTATGAACCCGCCGATGTCATTGTCATGAAGGAAATCTGAACCCATGGGTATCGAAACCGCACTGATCGCCACCGCCATCGCCAGCACCGCGGCCGCCGTCTACAACGGCAACAAGGCCGCGAGCGCCCAAAAGGACGCCACCAACCAGGCCACCGCCAACGCGAAGGCTACGGCCACCGCCACCGAGCAGGCCAACAATAAGGCCAACCAGAAGAAGCCGGACAGCGGCGCGCTGCTGTCGGCGAACCTCACCGCCGGGCAGAACGGCCAGGCCAGCACCATGCTGACCGGCCCGGCCGGCGTCGATCCGAGCGCGCTCACGCTCGGCAAGACCACGCTGCTGGGCGGCGGGGGCGGCTGATGACCCAGACCACGACCCGCAACCAGCTGCTGAACCGGTGGAGCATGCTCAAGCGCGAGCGCGCCAGCTGGTTCACGCACTGGCAGGAAATCTCCCGCAACCTGCTGCCGCGCCAGGGGCGCTTCTTCATCGAGGACCGGAACCGCGGCGAGCGCCGGCATAACGCCATCTACGACTCGACCGGAACCAGGGCGCTGCGTGTGCTGTCCGCAGGCCTGATGGGCGGCGCCACGTCGCCGGCCCGGCCGTGGTTCCGCCTTAAGGTCAAGGACACCGAGATGATGAAGTCCCAGGCCGTGAAGCAGTGGCTGGACGACGTCACCGGTCTGATCCTGGCCGTCTTCCAAAAGTCGAACACGTACCGCGCGCTGCACTCCCTGTACAACGAGATGGGCGGTTTCGGTACCGGCGCCAGCCTGATCGTCCCCGACTTCCGCAACGTGCTACACCACCACCCGCTGACGACCGGCGAGTACTGCATCGCGACCGACTGGCGCGGCGAGGTCTGCACGATCTACCGCGAGTTCCAGACCACCGTTGGCAGCATGGTGAAGGAGTTCGGCGCCGACAAGGTGAGCGCCACCGTGAAGGCGCTCTACGATCGTGGCGACCTGGACAGCTGGGTGACCGTCATCCACGCGATCGAGCCGCGCGCAGACCGCGACCCGACGAAGCTGGATCCGGCCAACATGGCATGGGCCAGCACCTACTTCGAGGCGGGCGTGAACGATGACCGGTACCTGCGCGAATCGGGGTTCAAGCGCTTCCCCGGCATCTGCCCGCGTTGGGACCTGGCCAGTGGCGACATCTACGGCAACAGCCCGGGCATGGAAGCGCTGGGCGACATCAAGCAGCTGCAGCACCAGAACCTGCGCCTGGGCCAGGGCATCGACTACCAGACCAAGCCGCCGCTGCAGGTGCCCATCACCATGAAAAACCAGCCCATGGACACGCTGCCGGGTGGGGTCAGCTACTACGACCCAGCGAGCGGCGGCGGCAAGGGAGCAATCCAGAGCGCCTGGCAGGTGAATCTCGACCTGTCGCACCTGCGCTTGAACATGCAGGACGTCCGCCAGCGCATCGACGAGGCCTTCTACAAAGACCTGTTCCTGATGCTGTCGAACCTGGACAAGTCAGGCATGACCGCCACCGAGGTCGCCGAGCGCCACGAAGAGAAGCTGCTGATGCTGGGCCCGGTGCTCGAGCGCCTGGACAACGAAGCGCTGAGCCCCCTGGTCGACAACGCCTTCGACATGCTGCTGGCGGCGAACGCACTGCCGCCGCCCCCGCCCGAGCTGCACGGCCAGCAGCTGGACGTCGAGTACACCTCGGTGCTGGCGCAGGCCCAGCGCGCCGTGGCCACCAACGGCGTCGACCGGTTCGTCGGCAACCTCGGCACGATCGCCCAGATGAAGCCGGACGTGCTGGACAACTTCAACGCCGACGAGTGGACGAAGATCTACAGCGACATGCTGGGCGTGCCCCCGAGCCTGATCACAGCATCCAACCAGGTCGCGATTGTCCGCCAGCAGCGCGCCCAGGCCCAGCAGCAGGCCGCGCAGCTCCAGGCTGCCGAGCAGGCGTCAGCCGCGGCGCGCAACCTCGGCGCCACGCCAACCGATGGCGGCAACGCCGCTTCCGACGTCATGGGGATGTTCTCCCAGGGCTTCGGCCAATAACCCCACCACCCGAGAGGAACCCGCCATGGCCAACCTGGCAATGACCCCCGAAGAAGCAAAAAGCGAATACGGCGCCGAGCCGACGGACAGCGACCTGCCGCGCTACCCGTACGGCCTGTCGATCTACCTGGACGATGACACCTTGAAGAAGCTGGGCATCACCGATCTGCCGAAGGTCGGTACCTCGATGCCGGCTACCATCACCGTCACCGTGACCGGTACCAGCCAGCGCGCCACGCAGTCCAACAAGGAAGGCGAGCAGATGCGCACCTGCGTCGACCTGCAGATCACCGACATGGACATCACCATGCCCACCAAGTCGGCTGCCGACGTCCTGTACGGCGCCAAGGGCTGACGCCGGCGTATACGTCCCATCCATGGCCCCGCCTACATTGGCGGCCATGGATGACTTTGACCCCCTCGATACCGAACTGCAGCAGGCCCAGCGCGATGCCGAGGCCAAGCGGCAGGAGCTGGCCAACAAGCAGGAAGTCGCCGACTTCAAATGGCTGATGGCCGACCCGCGCGGCCGCCGCATCGTGTGGCGCCAGCTGGCCGCCGCCGGCGTCTTCCAGTCCAGTTTCGACCCCACCGCCATGAATATGGCTTTCAACGAAGGGCGCCGCTCGGAAGGCCTGCGCTTGCTCGCGCAGATCCACGCGCAGTGCCCTGACCTCTATGTGACCATGATGAAGGAGCAATCGAAATGACCTTGATTACCGATGCAGCGCCGGCAGCCGCCGCCGCTCCCGCAGCAGCAGCACCGGCGGCAGGCGCGCCCGCACCGGCACCGGCAGCTGGCCAAGCCGACGCCCAGGCCGCAGCTGCAGGCGCCGCCCCGGCTGGCAATACCGAAGGCGGCGAAGGCGGCGACGCCGGCCAGCCCGGCGAGAAGACCCCCGAGCAGAAAGCCGCGGACGAAGCCGCCGCTGCTGAGGCCGCGGCTGCCGAAGCCGCCAAGGCCGCAGGCGCGCCCGAGAAATATGAGCCTTTCGTCGCACCTGAAGGCACCGCGATCGACGCCACCGTCCTGACCCAGTTCGAAGAGGCAGCGCGCGAGCTCAACCTGCCGCAGGACAAGGCCCAGCAGCTGATCGACAAGATGGCGCCGGCGATGGCCCAGCAGCAGGCGGCCCAGATGCAGCAGCTGTCTCAGGACTGGCAGGCGGCCGCTACGGCCGACAAGGAATACGGTGGCGACAAGCTGGCCGAGAACCTCGGCTACGCCACCAAGGCAGTCGACACCTTCGCCAGCCCCGAGCTGAAGACCATGCTGCGCGAGACTGGCCTGGGCAACCACCCCGAGCTGGTGCGCTTCATGGTCCGCGCCGGCAAGGCAATCAGCGAAGACAAGATCGTCACCGGCGGCGCACCCGCCAGCGCGAACCGTTCGGCCGCCGAAGTGCTGTATGGCGGTACCGCAGCAAAGAAATAAGTCCCCTCCGCGGCGGTATACGTACCGCCGCGCGCCTTATCTACTCTTCAGTCTCACCGAATTAGCAGCCCTCGGTTTTCCCTCACCCACTGGAGAAACAACATATGGCACTTTTAGCAGCTGGCGCCCTTACCCTCGCCGACTGGGCAAAGCGTCTCGATCCTGACGGCCAGGTGCCGAAGGTGGCAGAGCTCCTGTCCCAGACCAACGAAATCCTGGAAGACGCGGTCTTCAAGGAAGGCAACCTGCCCACCGGCCACCGCGTGACCATCCGCACCGGCCTGCCGCAGGTCTTCTACCGCATGATCAACCAGGGCGTCCCGACCTCCAAGTCGACCAGCACCCAGGTGGACGAAGCCTGCGGCATCCTGGAAGCGCGCTCGCATATCGACGTCGAACTGGCGAAGCTGAACGGCAACGAAGCCGCGTTCCGCCTGTCGGAAGACGAAGCTTTCATCGAGGCGATGAACCAGACCATGGCTGGCGCCATGTTCTACGGTAACCCGGGCACCGACCCGCGCCAGTTCCTGGGCCTGCAAACCCGTTACAGCTCGCTGAGCGCTGGCAACGGCCAGAACATCCTGGACGCCGGCGGCACCGGCACCAACAACACCTCCATCTACCTGGTGGTGTGGGGCGAGAACACTGTCTTCTGCCCGTTCCCAAAGGGTTCGAAAGCTGGCCTGCAGCACCAGGATCTGGGCGAAGAGTCGGTCCCGGACTCCAACGGCAACTTCTTCCAGGCGCTGCGCGCGCTGTACCAGTGGAAGAACGGCCTGGTGGTCAAGGACTGGCGCTACGTGGTCCGGATCGCGAACATCAACGTGACCGACCTCGTTGGCCAGAGCGCCACGCAAGCCGCCGCCGCCGCGACCGCAATCATCAACCTGATGATCCGCGCCATGGACCGCCCGCCGAATCTGGCGATGGGCCGCCCGGTGTTCTACGCCAACCGCACCGTCTACTCGATGCTGCGCGTCGCCGCCCTCAACAAGTCGAACAACGCCTTGTCGATCGAGAACGCCACCAACCAGTTCGGCAACGCGTACAAGATGACCAACTTCATGGGCATCCCGCTGCGCAAGGTCGACCAGCTGCTGAACACCGAGTCGCGCGTCGTCTAAGCGCCGCTCACTGAATAAGGAACCATAGACATGATCCTCGACGCAGCAATGCTCCTCTCCGGTTCGTACAGCGCGGCTGGCGTGCTGACCGGCCAAGCGGTGAATGGCGCAGGCTCCATCCTGTCGTCCAACACCATCGACATCGCACCGCTGACCATCGGCGGCAACCAGGCCGGCGACATCGGCGTGGGCGAAGAACTGTACGTCGAATTCTCGGTGCTGACCGCGCCGACGGTCGGTACAAACGTGCGCTTCCAGCTGATCCAGGCGGATGACGCTGCGCTGACCCAGAACGTGCAGGTCATCAACCAGACCGACGATCTGCCGATCGCCAACCTGCCGGCTGGCACCATCGTGCCCCTGCACTGGGATCCGGCGGCGCCGTACGCCCCGAAGCGCTACGTGGGCGCGCGCTACGTGAACACCGGCGCGATCGCGACTTTCTCGGTGGCCGCAGCCGTCACGAAGAACGTCCAGACCCGCCAGACCAGCCTGAAGTCGGGCTACTCGGTCACCTGATAAACCATGAAGCGGTGGGGGCCATGCCCCTGCCAATCTTCCCCTGACATAGGAAAGAACATGAACCGTCACCTCAAGAACTCCCGCCTCGGCGTCACCATGATGGCTGCCGCGCTGATGGCCGGCTGCATGATCGAAGCCGCCGGCGCTGACGAAGTCGGCGCGCCCCGCAAGCCGGTGAAATACCGCCTGAAAGAGCAGTCGCTGATCGGCAACCAGATCCACCCGGCCGGCGCAGAAGTCGAATACGACGGTCTGCCTGCCGAGAACCTGGAGCCCCTGTGCGACGAAGGCCGCGCGCGCGCCGCCGAATACGTGCGTTCGAATGCCGCCCGCGTGCAGAAGATGGTTGAAGCCAACCAGGAAAGCGCCGTCGGCGACCCGGCCGCCTTCGCCGCAGCATTCGCGAAGCAACTGGCCGCAGAGCGCGCAGAGCACCAGGTACAGGTCGCCGCGCAGCAGGAAACGATGGCCAAGATGCTGGCGATGCAGCAGGAGTCGGCTACTCAGCTGGCCGAAGCTGCGAAGAACATGGCAGTCCTGGCAGCCGCCCTGACGCAGGCCCAGGCTGCTCCCGCGGCTGAACCTGCGCCGCCGGTGCCGATCACCGAGGACAAGCCGGCCGAGAAGACCGCCGGCAAAGCCAAGGGCTGATCCGGCGCTTCGCCAGCACCCCGACCATGACAAAGGGCGATCTCTCGGGGTCGCCCTTTTTTCTTTCCGGAGAACCGCATGTCATCTGAAGTAGAAATCTGCAATCTGGCGCTGGCCCACCTCGGCGACAGCGCGACCGTGGCCAGCATCAACCCGCCAGAGGGTTCGGCCCAGGCAGAGCACTGCCAACGCTGGTACCCGATCGCACGCAACTCCTTGCTCGAACTGCAGGAGTGGGGCTTCGCGACCACCCGCGCGCTGCTGGCCGAGCTGATGAACCCGTTCCCGCAGTGGCAGCATTCCTATGCTCGCCCGGCGGACTGCCTGAAGGTGCTGGCGATCCTGCCGTCTGATTCCGCAAGCGACATCGCCGCGTGCGCCGGCTACACCCCGCAGGCCTTCACCACCGAGACCGACGCCAGCACCGGCAACCAGATCATCCTCACGAACCAGGGGAGCGCCCTGGTGCGCTACACGCGCCTGGTCACCGACACCAGCAAGTTCTCGCCGCTCTTCACCGACGCGCTGGGCTGGTATCTGGCCAGCTATCTGGCTGGCCCGGTGCTGAAAGGGGAGACGGGCATCAACGTCGGACAGGCCATGCTGAAGATCGCGCTCGGAATGCTGAGCAGCGCCGCCGTGTCGAGCGCGAACCAGAGCGGCCAGCAGCAGGTGCAGGCCTATCCATGGAGCCGCTGACATGGGCGCCAACATCCGAACCTTTAAAACCAGCTTCAACGGCGGCGAACTCACCCCGGAGTTTTTCGGCCAGATCGGCGACGCGAAATTCCAGACAGGCCTGGCGCTGTGCCGCAATTTCGTGGTCAAGCCACAGGGCCCGATCGAGAACCGCGCCGGCTTCGCATTCGTGCGCGAGGTGAAAGACTCCAGCAAAGCGGCCCGTCTGCTGCCCTTCACCTTCTCGACCACCCAGACGATGATCCTCGAGATGGGCGCCGGCTACTTCCGCTTCCACACCCAGGGGGCCACGGTCTTGAACGGCGCTGTCCCGTACGAGATCGCAAACCCCTACGCCGAAGCCGACCTGTTCGACATCCACTTCACCCAGTCCGGCGACGTGCTTACTCTGGTGCATCCCAAGTACGCGCCGCGCGAGCTCCGCCGGCTGGGCGCCACGAACTGGACGCTCGTGCCCATCGCCTTTACTCCCCAGGTGCAGCCGCCGACCGCCGTCGGGGCGGCGTCGAGCGGCGCCGGTACGCAGTACGACTACTCCTATGTGGTGACCACGTTCTCGACTGATCTGCTCACGCAGTCGGTGGCCAGCGATGCCGGTACCTGCCAGAACAACATCTTCGCCGCGGGCGCGAAGAACACCGTCACCTGGACCGCACCGGTTGGTGCACCAGCAGGTACCCAGTACGCGGTCTACAAGCTGCAGGGCGGCACCTATGGATATATCGGCCGGACCACCGGCACCAGTCTGGTGGACGACAACATTGCGGCCGACCTATCGCTGACGCCGCCGACCTACGACCAGGTATTCCAAGCCGTCGGCGACTACCCGGCCGCGACCAGCTATTACGAGCAGCGCCGCGTGTTTGGCGGGACGAGCAACGCGCCGCAGAAGATCTGGATGACCAGGTCGGGCACGGAGGCCGACATGTCGTACTCGCTGCCCACTAAGGACGACGACCGGATCGCCTTCCGCATCGCCGCCCTGCAGGCCAACACAATTCGCCATGTGGTCCCGCTTTCGGACCTGCTGGTGCTTACCAGTTCGGCCGAGTTCCGGATCACATCGGTGAACACCGACGCCCTGACGCCATCCAGCGTCTCGGTCAAGCCGCAGTCCTATATCGGCGCAAACAATGTGCAGCCGGTCATCATCAACAGCAACCTGTTGTACGGCGCAGCGCGCGGCGGCCACATGCGAGAAATGGCCTATTCCCGGGACGCCAATGGCTATATGTCCGGCGACCTGTCCCTGCGCTCAATTCATCTGTTCGACGACTTCGAGCTGGTCGACATGGCCTACGCGAAGGCGCCAATCCCGATCGTCTGGGCCGTCAGCAGCTCCGGCAAGCTCCTTGGCCTCACATATGTCCCCGAGCAACAGGTCGGTGCATGGCATCAGCACGACACCGACGGCGTGTTCGAATCCTGTGCAGTGGTTGCCGAAGGGAGGGAGGACGTGCTCTACGTGGTGGTGCAGCGCCAAGTCAACGGCGTGCAGCGGCGCTACGTGGAACGCCTGGCCAGCCGGAAGTTCGGCGCCCTGGCCGACGCGTTCTTCGTGGACAGCGGGTCGACCTACGCCGGCGCATCGACTACAACGATCAGCAACCTCACCTGGTTGGAAGGGAAGACCGTCAGCATCCTGGCCGACGGCGCCGTGCATCCGCAACGTGTGGTCACCGGCGGCCAGATCACCTTGGACAACCCGGCCAGCGTGGTCCAGGTCGGCCTGCCCATCACCGCCGACGCGAAGACGCTGCCGCTGGCGGCCCAAATCGACACCGGCTACGGGCAAGGCCGGATCAAAAACGTGAACAAGGTGTGGATGCGCATGGTCTCGTCCAGCGGCATCTTCGCGGGTCCATCGATCGACAAGCTTGTCCAGTTCAAGCAGCGCACGACTGAGCCGTACGGCACGGCGCCGGCGCTGCGCACCGACGAGATTGAGCTCGACGTGCGGCCCGACTGGGGCAACGACGCCGCCATCGTGGTGCGTCAATCCGACCCACTGCCCATCACCATCACTTCCATGACGATGGAAGTTTCAATCGCAAACTGAGGAGAACACCATGGGAATTGCAGCAGGAGCAGCAGGACCAGCGCTGCTGGGCGCGCAGGTAGCCGGGGCCGCGGCCTCGACCGTCGGCGCCTATTACAGCGCCCGATCGCAGCAGATCAGCGCGCGTGGCGCCGCCGAGATCGCGGACATCAACGCCGGGCAGTCGGAACTGGCTGCGCAGCAGGAGCTGGCGCGCGGCAACGCGGCCGTGGCAACCGCCACCCAGCGCGCTGGACAGGTGAAGGGAGCGCAACGCGCGGCGCTCGCCGCCAATGGCGTGGATCTCGGCACCGGCAGCGCGGTCGAGGTCCTGACCTCGACCGACCTGGCGAAGGAAAACGACATCAACACCATCACCGCGAACGCCGTGCGGGCCGCCTGGGGCCAGCGCATGCAGGCAACCAATTTCAAGAATGAGGCGCTGACGAAGCGCGCCGGCGCCGACTCGATCAGCCCAAGCATGGCCGCCTTCACGTCGCTGCTGGGCAGCGCAACCCAGGTGGCCAGCAGCTGGTACACCCTCAACAAGGCCGGTGTGCCGACTGCCCCGAAAGGAACCTGACCCATGCCTACCGTCCCAACCTACAACGGCGTCGGTGCGGCGCCTTCTTCTGCGCCTGGCGGGGGCTTCTCGACGCCGACCGCCGGCAACGCTCAGCCGCAGCAGCTCCAGCAGCTGGGCGACAGCGCGGTGCGGGCCGGCGCCGTCGGAGCCAACATCGTGAGCGACATTGCGATGATGGCGAACGTAGTACGTGCTGACGACGCCCGGAATCAGCTGATCGAGTACAAGCAGAAGCAGACCTTTGATCCACAGGAGGGGCTGCTGTCTAAGAAGGGAAGCGCGGCACTCGAATTCGACCCTCTCGGCCGCTCCCTCCAGCAGCGGTACAGCGAGGAGATGCGGGACAAGATCAACGAATTGTCCGGGAAGCTCGGGAACGACGCTCAGCGCAGGCTTTTTCTCGAGCATGCAAATCAGATCGCGATCCAGTTCGATGGGGATGTGAAAAGCCACTACCTGCAGGAATACCGGTCCTATCAGGATAAGACACAGGACGGGGCAATAAAGCTGGCCGCCGATGAGGCGAAGCTCAACTGGTCGAAGCCCGATGTGATTGACGCCCAGGTAAAGATCGTCCAGGCAGCGGTGTGGAAGAAGGCCCTGAACAACGGCGAGCCGGGCAACCTTACCGAAGCAAAGATCAAGGACGCCACCAGCGCAGTGCACAGCAACGTCATCGACGCCGCGCTGCAGCAGAACAATCCCGAGTACGCAATGGGCTACCTGGAGAAGTTCAAGGACCAGATGACCGCCGACGACGTGCTGAAGGTGCGCGGGGTGATCAACAAGGACGTCTACCAGCGCGTGGCCGACGGCATCGCCACCAACGTGGTCACCGCGGCGCGCGCGCAGGCATCGCCGTCCGATCTCGGCCGCATGGTCGACATCACCCTGAAGAGCGAAAGCGGAAACCGTGAGCGCGACGCCGCAGGCAACCTGATCACTTCGGCGAAGGGGGCGCAGGGCGCAATGCAGGTGATGCCTGGTACCCGCGTCGACCCGGGCTTCGGCGTGCAGCCGGCGAAGGACGACAGCGACGCCGAGCGTTCCCGCGTCGGTCGTGACTACCTGCAGGCGCTGGTGAAGAACTACGCCGGCGACCCGGCGAAGGCCTGGGCCGCGTACAACTGGGGCCCGGCCAAGGTCGACGCCGCGATCAAAGAGCACGGCGGCGACTGGCTGAACCACGCGCCGCAGGAAACCCGAGACTACGTGGCCAAGAACATGGCTGCCCTCGGTACCGGCGCCGGCGCGACGAAGCCCACCCTGCAGCAGGTACACGACCAGGTGCGGGCCCAGGTCGAAGCCAAGTTCGGCGCCACGCCTCCGGCGGGCGTGATGAAGCTGGCCCTGGCCAGCGCCACCCAGCAGTTCGAAGACCTGGCCAAAGCCATCAAGGCGGACGAGGACCAGCGCGTCACCGTCGCCATGCAAGGGCTGATGCAAAACGGCGGGCGTTTCTCCGCGCTGCCCTACGCGATCCGCTCCCAGATCCCTGCCGACCGGGTCGACAACGTGCTGTCATTCGCCCAGAAGGTGGCCAAGGGCGACGACATCACGAACCCGGCCGTCTACCAGAAGCTGAGCGACCCGCTGACGCTGCGCCGCTTGTCCGATAACGAGTTCTTCCAGCTGCGCGCCGAGCTGTCGGAAGGAGACTTTAAGCACTTCAGCGCCCAGCGGGCCGCGGCTCTGGACAAGTCGACCAACAAGACCGAGGAAATCAACATGTCGGCGATGAATGCCGCGCTGCGCGATCGCTTCCAGAGCTTGGGGATGGACCCGACACCGAAGGACGGTAGCGACGAAGCCGCGCGCGTAGGCGCCATTAAGAAGTTCGTCACCGACAGCATGCTGGGTCAGCAGAAGATCACCGGTAAGCAGATGACCGACGCCGAGGTCGAGAAACACATCGACGGCCTGTTCGCCAAATCGGTCAGTTTCCGCACCTCGTTCCTCGGCTTCGACTCGGGCAAGACCAGCCAGCGGCTGCTGACGATCCAGCCGAGCGATATCCCGGGCGATACCCGCGACGCGCTGATCAAGGACTTCAAGGCGCATGGCATCGACAAGCCGACCGACGCCGACCTGCTGGGCGCCTACTTCCGCCTGAAGCAGATGCCTGGCCAACCCGCACCGTTCCGCCAAACCTCCCAGGCCAAGGCCGGGAAAATCACAATCGCGAAAGGGAATTAAATGCCTGACGATCTCCAGCCCGACACCGCCGGCGCCGTCGACGCCTACCTGAACCAGCCACAGCCGGCGCGCGCTGCGCAGGCCTCGATGTCGGTGGCCGTCGATGCCAACCCCGATTTCGAGGCCGAGCTGCGCCGCGCCAGCGCACGCACCGGTGTGCCGCTCGATTCCGCCCGCGCGTTCCCCGAAGATGTGAAGCGCCAGGCCGCCGTCCAGCAGCACGACTACGACGAGCTGGCCGCGCGCTTCCCGACCACCACCAAGTTCCTGGCCGATCCGGACAACGCGCGCCTGGCGCACGACGACGTCCAGAATCTGTCCAGCACCGAGGCGACTATCGGCCCTATCGTCGGGCCGAAGCCGTCGGTCTATACCGTGGGCGCCGGCCTGCTCAAGACGTTCACCACCGGCGCCGACATGGCACGCCAGGGCATCCGCATGCAGCTGTCCGACCTGTTCGGCTTCAAGGCGGCTGGCGATGACGCGCGCAGCAAGTACAGCCAGCTCTCGCTCGAGCAGCAGGTCGACACCCCGGCATTCGAGAGCAGCACCGCTCAGGCAGTCTACGGCGGCGCCGCCAGCACCGTGCGCTCAGTGCCCGGCCTGGTGGCTTCGATCCTGACCCGGAGCCCGACGCCGCTGATGGCCACCATCGGCGCCCAGACCCAGGCCGACGCCTATGGCAAGTACCGCACCCGCGGCGCAACCCCGGGCCAGGCGCTGGCCGGCGCCGCCGGTGAGGGTGCCGTCGAGGTTGGTACCGAACTGCTGCCGATGAGCTTCCTGGTGAAGAACCTCGGCAAGACCGGCGCCGGCCACTTCCTCACCGGCCTGCTGGCGCGTGAGGTGCCGGGCGAGCAGATCGCCACCGTGGTGCAAGACGCGATCGACACCGCCGTGGCGAACCCAGACAAGACCTGGGGCGAATACCTGGCCGAGCGGCCGAACGCGGCCTACCAGACGCTGGTGGCCACGGTGACCCAGGCGGCGATCCTGGAAGGCGGGAATGCCGGCCTGGCGCGCGTGCACGGACGCAGCCAGGAGGCGCAGCATGCGGCCGACGTCGGCGCCGCGCTGGACCAGCTCAACACCCTGGCCGCCGCCTCGAAGGTGCGCGAGCGCGATGCCGGCACGGCGCAGGCCTTCTTCCAGTCCCTGATGCAGGACGGGCGCGATACCGTCTGGATCACCCCACAGGCGCTGGCCGATTCCGGCATGCTGGAGCAGGTGGCGCAGACGCTGCCGAGCGTGGCCGCCCAGCTCGAGCAGGCCGGCAACACGAACACCGACATCCGGATCCCGGTGGCCGACCTGATGGCGAACATGGCCGGGCCCGAGATGGCGCAGTCGATCATTCCGCACCTGTCCGACGAGCCCGGGGGCTTTACCCAGACCACGGCTGCCGAATACCTGCAGAGCGGTGCGGCCAAGGAACTGGCCGACGAGGTCGCGCGCGCGCTGGCCGCCAAGCAGGCCGATGACACCTTCGCGGCGTCGCGGCAGAAAGTCGAAGTCGGCTTCCTCGAGCAGCTGAACAGCATCGACCGATTCGCGCCCGAGGTGAACCAGGCCTACGCTTCCATGATCGGCAATTTCTTCGCCGTGCAGGCCGCGCGGCTGGGCATCACGCCGGAAGCCATGGCAGAGCGGTACCCCCTGCAGGTGCGCGCCGAGCAGCTGGTCGGCCCGCGCACGCTCGACCAGGGCGCCGCCGGCATCGAAGCGCTGCGCCAAGCGTGGGACGCCGCCGGCATCGACCACTTTGTGAGCGAGCGTAAGGGCGTCATCACCCTGGCCAAGATAGTCGTGCCGGCCAACGAGCGTGAGGACGGCAAGGGCACGGCCGCGCTGCAGCAGCTGGTGGACTATGCGGACCAGACCGGCCAGAAGATCGCGCTGACGCCGTCGGCGGACTTCGGCGGGAACAAGAAGCGGCTGACCGAGTTCTACAAGCGCTTCGGCTTCGTTGAGAACAAGGGCAAGAACGCCGACCAGCAGATCAGCGAAAGCATGTACCGCCCGGCCAGCACCGTGATGCACCAGCCGCGGGACACCCGCGCTGAGCCGGACACCCGGCGCGGCTCGATCGCGCTGGCCGAGGACATCACGGAAGCCCCGAGCATCATCACCCTGCTGCGCAACGCTGACCTGTCCACCTTCCTGCACGAATCGGGGCACTTCTTCCTGGAAGTGATGACCGATATCGCCAACCGTCCCGACGCGCCGCAGGGTGTGAAGGATGACATGGCCAAGACCCTGGAATGGTTCGGCGTGCCGGACCTGGCGACCTGGAACACGCTCGACATGGAGGAAAAGCGCCCCCTCCACGAGCAGTTCGCCCGCGGCTTCGAGGCCTACTTGTTCGAAGGCAGCGCACCCGGCCGCGACCTACGGGGTGTCTTTTCGCGCTTCCGCAGCTGGCTGGTGAATGTGTACCGCTCGTTGGCAGCGCTGGACGTGCAGCTGTCGCCCGAAGTGCGCAGTGTGTTCGACCGCATGCTGGCCAGCACCGACGCCATCACCCAAGCGGAGCGTGAAGCAGGGTTCGCAGGGATGTTCGGCACGAAGCCCGACTTCATGACCGACGAGGAATGGACTGCCTACCGTGCGCTCAGCATCGACGCGGCCGAGAAGGCAACCCATGATCTGGAAACCCGGGCACTGCACGACATGAAATGGCTGTCGAACGCCAAAGCCAAGGAGCTGGCGCGCCTGCAGCGCGATGCCGCGGCGAAGCGCAAGGTTATCCGGGAGGAGGTGGGCGCCGAGGTCATGGCCCAGCCCATCAACCTGGCGCGCCGCTTCCTGTCCCATGGCGAACTGCCCGACGCGGACCGGAACCGCTCCCAGCGCCGCATCCTGGAAAACGCGGGTCTGAACGGCACGAAGCTGAACCTGGACGCCCTCAAGGAGATGTACGGCGACGGCCCTGCCGCGCCCTGGCGCTACCTCCCGCCCGGTAAGCGCGGACTGGTCACCGCCGAGGGGGGGCTGACGCCTGACGTTGTGGCCGAGCTGTTCGGGTTCGACTCTGGTGACCAACTGGTGCGCGAGCTGCTGGCCGCCGAGAAGCCGGCCGAGCAGATCAACCGCCTGACCGACCAGCGCATGCTGGAACGCTACGGCGACCTGGTCGACGAGAAGGCCCTGGCGCGCGCCGTCGACGAAGCGGTCTACTCGAGCGCGCATGCGCGCTTCGTCGCCACCGAGCTGAAGGCCTTGAACGCCGCTGCCGGCAAACCCGCCGTTCTGGCGCGCGCTGCGAAGATGTACGCCGAGCAGATCGTGGCGCGCACGCCGGTGAACCAGCTGCGTCCTGACCAGTTCACCCGCGCCGCCGCGCGCGCCGGCAAAGCCGCAGACGCCGCCTTCAAGAAGGGCGACATCCAGACGGCCGCCGCGGAGAAGCAGACCCAGCTGATCAACACCTATGCCGCCAAGGCCGCGCTCGAGGCGCGCGCCGACATCGAGAAAATCATGGCCCGCTTCGGCACCATGACCCGTGGGAACAACGAGAAGGTGTCGAAGACCCGCGACCTCGACATGGTAATGGCTACCCGCGCCATCCTGGCGGAGTTCGGCATCGGCACGCGCGGCAAAAAGGCGACCGAGTACCTAGCCGCCGTCGACGCCTATGATCCGGCCATGGCGACGGTGCTGCGCGAGCGGATCGACGCCGCCACCGAGAACGTGCGCCCCTACCAGGAACTGACGGTCGAGCAGCTGCGCGGCCTGCGCGATGAAGTCGAATCCCTGTGGTACTTGGCCCGCCGCTCGCGGCAGATGGAAGTCGACGGCGACCTGCTGGACCGCGAGGAGATCCAGAACCAGCTCCGCGCCCGCCTGGAAGAGATCGGTATTCCGGACACCGCGCCTGGCGAAGGCCGCGCGATCACGCCCGGCGAGGTGAACCTGTCGAAGCTGCAGTCGCTGCGCGCTGCGCTGCGCAGGGTGGAGGCTTGGGCCGATGCCAAGGACGGCGCCAACACGAAAATGGGACCGTTCCGCCGTTTCATCTGGAACACGATCAAGGACCCGGCCGACGCCTACCGCGCCGAGAAGGCCCGGTACCTGAAGAAGTATCGCGACCTGCTCGACGCCGTCGCGCCGACTCTGAAGCCGGCCAAGATCGCAGCGCCCGAGCTGGGCTATACCTTCGGCTTCGACCAGGGCGGCATGGGCAAGGTCGAGCTGCTGCACGCGATCCTGCACACCGGGAACGCCGGCAACAAGAAGAAGCTGCTGCTGGGCCGCGGCTGGGGCCAGGTGATGGAGAACGGCGAGCTGGACACCAGCCGCTGGGATGACTTCGTCAACCGGATGATCAAGGAAGGCACCCTGACCAAGGCCGACTTCGACTTCGCCCAGGGCGTGTGGAATCTCCTCGATGAGATGAAGCCGATGGCGCAGAAGGCGCACCGCGAGGTGTTCGGCCGCTACTTCGACGAGGTGACCGCCGACGCTTTCGACACCCCATGGGGTCGATACGCAGGCGGCTACGTGCCGGCGATGACCGATTCGCGCATCGTCGCGGACGCCAAGACGCGCGGCATCATGGAAGAGGAGAACGCCACCCTGATGAACGCACTGCCCAGCACCAGTAAGGGCTTCACCAAGGCCCGTGTCGAGTACAACCGCCCGCTGCTGTTGGACCTGCGCCTGCTGTCCCAGCATATCGACAAGGTGTTGCTGTTCTCGCACTTGGAAGGGCCGGTGCGCGACGTGCGCCGCATCCTTGGCAGCACCGACGTGGCGACGCCGCTGCACCGCGTCGACCCGGCCGCCTACGATGGGCTGTTGACCCCCTGGCTGAACCGCACGGCGCGCCAGCAGGTCGAGACGCAGGTGTCCGGCTCCAACGGCCTGATGCGCTTCTTCTCGGTAGTGCGTTCGCGGGCTGGCATGGCGGCGATGTTTGCCAACGCGTCGAACACGGCTCAGCAGATCACCGGCTTCTCGATCGCCGCGCTGCGGGTGAAGCCGTCCTACCTGGTCAGCGCCGCAGTCGACTTCATCCGTTCGCCCAAGCAGATGGCCGACTTCGTGGCTGAGGCCTCGCCGTACATGGCCAACCGGATGGAAAACGAAGTGGGCGCCATGTCCGACGCCATCAACGACATCCTGCTCAGCCCCAACGTGTACCAGAAGGCAGTGGCCTGGACCCAGAAGCACACCTATTTCCTGCAGTCGGCGGTCGACAACGTCATGGGGCCGATCATCTGGCATGGAGCCTACAACCAGGCGATGGAGACGGCGCCGGCCGGCATGAGCCAGGAAGAGCTCCAGCTGTACGCCCGCCGCCTGGCCGACTCCGCGGTGCGCGAAACCCAAGGCAGCACCCTACCGGAGGACATCAGCCGCATCGAGACGGGCAACGCCTTTGTCCGGATGTTCACCCAGTTCGCGGGCTACTTCAACATGCAGGCCAACATCCTGGGCACCGAGTTCGCCAAAGTGGCGCAGGACACTGGCTTGCGCAAGGGCGCTGGCCGCGGTTTCTACATCCTGTTGTTCGGCTTCTTCGCACCGGCATGGGTAGCGCAGGCGATCGCGCTGGCGTTCCGTGGCGGGCCGGACGACGACGACAAGAACGGCAGCTATCTGGACGACTGGATCGCGCAGGTCTTCGGCTGGGGCACGCTGCGCGCTGGTACCGCTCTGGTGCCGGTGGTCGGCCAGACCGTCAATGCACTGGCGAACAGCTTCAACAAGAAGCCGTACGACGACCGGATCAGCACCAGCCCGGCCATCAGCATGATCGAGAGCGCGGTCAGCGTGCCGTCGGACGTCTACAAGCTGGCGGCCGGCAACGGATCGGCGACGAAGACCGTGCGCGACGTGGCCAGCCTAATCTCGCTGACAGTTGGTGTACCCGCCAGCGCGGTGGCGCGCCCGGCGGCCTACCTGACCGACGTCCAGACCGGGAAGGCTCGTCCTACCGGCCCGGTGGACGTGGCGCGCGGGGCCGTCACCGGCGCAGCCAGCCCGGCCAGCAAGGACCGATAGCGCGTATACGTACCCGGGGCGCTACTGCTGAGAATGCAGCTTTCTCAGCGGAGCGCCCCCTATGACCATCAGTAACACAAGCCGTACGGCCGGGCCATTCATCGGCAACGGTATCACCAAGAACTTCCCCTTCTCGTACAAGGTTTTCGCCCGCAGTGATGTGCTTGTGGCAATGACCGTCATTTCTACCGGTGTCGAAACTCTCAAGACTCTGGACGCCGACTATACCGTTACCTTGAACCCGAACCAGGACTCCAACCCCGGCGGCGTCATCACCATGGCTGTTGCTCCCCCAGTTGGAACCACCCTCGCGGCCACCAGCAATATCCCTCTGGTTCAGTCTTTGGATTTGACCAATCAAGGCGGTTTCTATCCGAAAGTGATCAACGATGCCCTGGACCGTATGGTCATCAACATCCAGCAGCTGGCTGGCAAGATCGGACAGGGCCTGGGCATTGGACAAGCAGCAATTACGGACGCAGCGCTGGCGGCGCTGGCGCTGGTGCAGCAGATCGGTGGCGCCGGTGGCGCTGGTCTGATTGGCTTCCTGCAGGACGGAGCTGGCGCCGTGCTGCGCACCATTCTCGATCGGATGTTCGATACCGTGAGCGTCAAGGATTTCGGCGCAAAAGGGGATGGTGTTACCAACGATTCGGCCGCATGCACGGCGGCAGCCAAACATGCGCTGCTAAAGCGGCGGAAGCTGCGCTGGCCCAAGGGCACCTACTATATTCCGGACGGCATCCAGCTGAGCAATGACGGCGCCCCTCAGTGGCCGTTTCTTGATTGGGAGGGCGAAGCGTCGACGACCGGCAATGGCCTTTATCAGACCCTCTCGACCAGCGGCAAGGTCGACGGCGGCGCGGTACTCGTCACCAACGGCGTAAACGCGCTATCACTCAATATGGACTCATTCTTTAACGAGTCCATTTCCATTTCGAACCTGGGCTTTGTCAACAAAGGCGCTCGAGGACTTTCCTGCGCCATCCTCATCGACAAGAACAACACGACCTATCCGCGTGGATGGAAGTTCGAGCGCCTGGGGTATCACAACTTCGACAGCTGTATCGCGATTCGAAGCAACAACGCCGACATCAATACCAATTATTTCGGCTCGCTGGTGGTGCGCGAAAACTTCGCCTATGACTGCGGCCTGGGCGTCCAGTTCATCAACGCTTACGCGAACCTGGCGCTGGTTCAAGGCTGTCTTTTCCATAGCTGCAACAAGGGCGGTATTGCGTTCAACGGTGCGAGCGGCGGCATTCTGACGGTGCGCGATTCGCACTTCGAGGGCTGCGAGCCAGCCGGGATTATCGCCGGCGCGTACACCACGGTGCTCAACCTTGATTCGGCTTCTGCCGAGTTGTGCGGCGTGGTATCCGGCTACGGCATGGTGAAGCGCAGCGCCAGCATCGGCGCGTTGCGAGTCAACGTGTCGAACGTCGGTTATGGCGACAAGGGTTTCTCCCTGATGCCTACTGAATTCCGCCTGGGACGCGGCGACGTGATCAACGCTTCCTGCCCTGTGAATGCTTCCGGCTATGGCTGGCGCACCGAGACGCCAGATATGGTCACCCCGGTGGTGTCAAACAATGCGGCCTACAACCAGGCCGAGAAGTCGACGTTGTGCATGGTCCCGCTTAACTCCAACATCGGGCGTTCTGGCGTTCGATGCTTCAAACAGTTTGGCGGCTGGAACTCGGGCGGCAATATCAGCTACGTGACGCCGGACAGTTCGGACCTGCCCGAAGCTCTGCGCTCGCGGTTCGTGGGCACTAAATCATCGACGGGCGTGCCGTTCTTCAACGTGGCCGACACCTTCGTCGCGCCGCAAGCAGGCTACATGTACGCGTCCTGGATCGCCAGTTACAGCGCGGCAGACAACGGCTTCGTGCCCGGCTCCAGCGTGGTGTGCGCTGGCGAGAACTTGACGCTCGGCTTTACGTTCGGTCCACATGAAGGGAATTTTCTGCTTGTGATGCCGATGGCAGCTAACGCCACGCTGGGGCGCGTATCCCTCACCACTTATAGCGCGCCGAAGTTCTCGACGCCAGCTTACCTGACGTTTGAAACGCGCCTATTGAGTGCAGGAGAGGCGGCTTGCGGCTACCCGCGGATCACCACGATGAAAGACCTTCTCCCGTCGGCTTACTTCGTAAAACTGACCGACTACGGCGATGCAGCAACTCCGTTCACCCTGCGCATCAGGATCTGGTTCAACGGCGGCAAGCTCGGATACAAGGAATACCTTGTCACCGGGGACGGCACGGCCGCAGGACGCGTGTACACGACGATAGCCGACGTCCCGAAGGCCGGCATTCAAATGACGCTCAATGCGGGACTGAACGCCGCCCTGTACGACATCCGTATCGACAACAGCACCGGGGCCGATGTGACCGTTACCCGCCAGGTTGAATACCTATCCTAAAAAGGAAAGCTCCATGAACCAACTCTGGCAACACGAAGCCGAACGAATGGGAGGCCAGCCGCTGGTTGCCCTGCTGACCGAGATGCGCGACAACCAGCTGGACCTGCGTGCCGACGTCGAACAGTTTTCGAAGAAGGTCGCGGAACTGCAGGAATCGACAGCCATGCTGTTGTCGGGGTTTCCTGCTAACGACGTCGACGGACACCGCCGCTATCACGAATCCGTCATCGAATGGCGTGAGCTGCGCAACAAGTTGGTGCGTGACCTGCTGATGAAAGCAGCGCAGGCCACCTTCATGGGGGCGCTTGGATTCCTGGCACTGGCCGCGTGGAAGGCATTTCAGATCTCGGTGACGCGATGAAAACGGTCGATCAGATGATTGATGACCTGATCGGCCGGGAGGGCCGCTACAGCTTCAATGTCAACGATGCCGGCGGCGAAACCATGTGGGGCATCACGGCATCGACGGCGCGCCGCAATGGTTACCTCGGTGCGATGTCGATGATGCCGCGTGCCACCGCCGCGACCATCTATCGAAATGAATACCTGGTCAAGCCGGGGTTCGACCTGGTGCACGCGGTGTCGCCGCGTATCGCCGAGGAGATGTTCGATACCGGCGTCAACCAAGGCGCCAGCCTACCTGGGGCGTGGCTGCAGCGCATTTTGAACGCGCTGAACCGCCAGGGCAAAGACTACCCCGACGTCGGCGTCGACGGCCGCATTGGTCCGGCCACGATCGCCGCGCTGCGCGCTTGCCTGGACAAGCGTGGCGCCGACGGAGAAACCGCAATTCTTCGCGCCCTCAACTGCCAGCAGGGCGTGCGCTACCTGGACATCACCGAGTCCAGGCCGCAGAACGAAGACTTCTATTTTGGCTGGCTGCTCAACCGCGTGGAGATTGCATAGATGGAACCTGTAACCCTTGCCCTGACTCTGGCTCAGTTCGCGCCGTCCCTCATCAAGTTCTTCACCGGCAGCGACAAGGCGGCCGACGTCGCCAGCAAGGTGATCGATATCGCCAAGGCCGTTACCGGCGCGCCAACCGGCGACGCCGCGCTAGAGGTGCTGAAGGCCGACCCGGCCAAGGTGCTGGAGTTCCAGCAGGCCGCCATGGCGAACGATGCCGACCTGACGAAGGCGTTCCTGGCCGATGTGCAGAGCGCTCGCGCTCGCGACATCGAGCTGCACAAGGCCGGCTTCGGCAACCGCCGCGCCGACGTGATGGTGGCGCTCGACGTGCTTGGCCTGATCGCCTGCCTGCTGGTATTGGTCCTGTACCGGGAGAAGCTGCCGGGCGAAGTGGTTGGCCTGTTGTCGGCGATCTCGGGCATCTTCGGCGCCTGCCTGCGGGATGCTCACCAGTTTGAATTCGGCAGCTCGCGCAGCTCGCAGATCAAAGACGCCACCATTGCCCAGATCACGAAAGCCTGACATGGAATTCCATGTGATCACGCAGCAAGGCAGCGAGCTGATCATGCAACTGGTGGGTGGCCAAGTCATCATCGTGCCGCCGGCGCCCGCCGCGCGGCAGGCAGGGCCAGGACCCGCGCCGCCACCTCTGCCGGCACGCCGCTGAGCGCGAGCATGCAGGACACCTCGAGCCAGGTAATGGCCGGCAGCAGGATGATTGCCAGGTCAACCCGGCTAGAGGTGATCATGTCGGTACGCGGTGTCATAACGGCACCGTATCGCTAGTGGACGTAACCTGAGGTGAGCCTGCTCAAGCGTATCTTACGGCTGAGACTTGTCCGTCTCAGTGTTGAAGGCTTTTACTGCAAAAAGCGAAGCGCCGGCCGCACAGAGGAATGGGAGGA